AATATTGATGAAGATCAGATCAATGACCGAATTGATGATGCTATACAACTGTGGCAAGAATATCACTTTGACGGCGTAGAACGCACATATGTTCAGCATCAAATTACTGGTTCAACATTAAATCTAACTACTGCGGATGGTGCAACTTTTACCTCAACTGATACAGTCACTGGCGGCACATCAGGGGCAACTGCTAGGGTAAGTTCCGGAGATGGAACTACTATCACCATCGAGGATACTCAAGGAACTTTTGAAGCAGGAGAAACAATTACAGGATCAGATTCAGGATCAACTGCGATTTTAGATACTACTCCATATGTCGCAGGTGATATGGATAACAAATACATTCCAATAGGAAACGGTATTACAGGAATCATTAGATTATTTAATTTCGGTGGAGCTGCTACATCAAATACGAGAGATGGCAATTTGTTTGACTTGCAATATCAGTTTAGACAAAATGACCTATACAATTTGATGGGTGCTGATATGATTTATTACAGCATTGTACAGTCTCATTTGAGTACCCTAGATCAACTGCTTGTAAGCTCCCGGCAAATTCGTTGGAATAGAAAAACAAACAGACTTTATATAGACACTGATTGGGACAAGACATTTAACCCAGGAGACTATGTTGTAGCTGAGTCATATGCGATTCTAGATCCATCTGAATATTCTGAAGTATATGACGATATGTTTTTGAAGAAATACTCTACTGCTCTTATCAAAAGACAGTGGGGAGAAAATATGAAAAAATTCGGTGGGATTCAACTACCAGGCGGCGTAACTCTTAATGGCGATAAAATATTTGAAGAAGCAATTACTGAAATTAATTCAATAGAAGACGAAATGCAATCTCGTTACGAACTGCCTCCTTCGTTTTATGTAGGGTAATATAGCCCATGCCAACTAATTTTTATTTTCAAAGCGGACAAACTTCAGGTACTACTGCTGAACAAAGGCTGGTAGAAGACCTGACAATAGAAAGTTTGAAAATATATGGTCATGACATATATTATATCCCAAGAACTCAAATAGATGTAGACAGTATTTTTGATGAAGATACTCTTTCTCAATTTACGCAAGCATATCCTCTAGAAATGTATTTAGAAAATTTAGAAGGGTTTGACGGGCAAGGAGATTTGTTCAGTAAATTTGGTATTGAAATTAGAGATCAGGCTACATTTGTTTTGGCAAAGAGAAGATGGGAAGACCTTACAGCAAACTCTGGAGGAGAATTTACTTTAATAGATCGCCCATCAGAAGGGGATTTATTATTCTTTCCATTAACTGGTTCGGTTTTTGAGATTAAACTAGTTGAGTTTCAAAATCCTTTTTATCAGTTAGGTAAGATTTTTGTGTTCAGAATGCAATGCGAGTTGTTTGAATACAGCTCTGAAGTCATTAATACTGGTGTTGATGCAATTGATAATATATACACGGAACAAAATATTGACATGTTCTTGTATCAATTTTTCTTGGAAAATGGAGATTTGTTTTTACAAGAAGATGGCACATCACTAATCTTAGAAGACTATGCCCTGACTAAATCAAATGCAATTACTGATAATGATAATTTCATTGCCGAAAATGAAGAATATGACATTTTAGATTTCTCAGAAGTCAATCCTTTTGGTGAATTATAATGTTTAAAAATGTACAGTTTTATCATGAACACATTAGAAAAGCCATCGTATCTTTTGGAATGGTTTTTAATAATATTCGTATAGCTAGAGATGATAAAGACGGAAATATATCTCAAGTCATGCGGGTTCCTTTGGCATATTCTACTAAACAAAAATTCTTATCAAGAATCGCATTGATACCAGATGCAGAGTCTCGTGGTGAAGTTGCTATAATTCTTCCTAGAATGGGATTTGAAATACAACAACTTACATATGATCCATCAAGAAAGGTTTCTCCAATACAGAGAAACAAAGCCGTTGGCACAGGCGACGATGCAAATACAGTAAGAACCTCATTCGTTTCTACTCCGTATAATATGTCAGTCTCTTTATACATATTTGCCAAGAATCAAGAAGATGGATTGCAAATAGTAGAACAAATTCTTCCTTTTTTCAATCCAGATTTTAATGTCACCGTGAATGAGATGCCAGCTCTGAATGTAAAGAGAGATATAAAAATAACTCTTGACAGCATAGACTATGACGATAATTATGAGGGAGACTTTGCTGAAAGACAAAGTATCATATGGACTCTGAATTTCACCATGCGCTTAAATTTTTACGGACTTGTTAGTAATCAGTCAGTCATCAAAGAAGCTATTGCTCAACTGTATGAGAATGATGGATTAGACCCATTAAGTGTCAAAGTGACAACTACACCAGGAAAGAATGGAGTATCTGATACGACACTAACTCCTGCAGATGATTATGAATTTATAACTACGATACTAGAAAGTTTTAGTGGTGAGTAATTTGAAAAATCCTTTTGATAGTTTGGATGATGCCTTTGATACAAAAGATAAGACAAAAGCATTAGAAGCAAATCTTAAAGAAACTCGGCAAGAAAACAGTCTGCCGGTTCCTGCCCCAGACGCAGAAAAAGACCTTGAAGATGATTTTCAAGAAGCTAGGGATATTCTAAAAAGAACCGCTGAATATAGTGATGAGGCTATTAGGGGCATAATGCATATTGCTAAAAATAGCGATCAACCAAGGGCATATGAAGTCGCTGGTCAATTAATCAAAGGACTTCAGGATAATGCCAATGCTATGTTAGAAATACAAGGCAAAGCAAAAAAAGTGAAAGGCGAAGAAGATAAGCCTAAAAAATCTGTTACTAATAACAACTTATTTGTAGGAAGCACAAAGGACTTACTTAGGGCGTTGAAAGACGAACAAGTGATAGAACATGAGTGAAGAAACATCTTATCATGGCAATCCCAATTTAAAATCTATTGGTTATAAGCACGAGTTTACTGAACATCAGATCAAAGAGTATCTGAAGTGCCAAGATGATCCCATATATTTTATAGAGACATACTGTAAGATTGTAACGCTTGATAGAGGGTTGCAGCCTTTCATATTATATCCTTGTCAAAGAGAAAAAGTAAAGTTCATCATGGGAGAAAGAAAAGCCCTATTGATGGAAGGAAGACAGCAAGGTAAAACTGTAACAGCAGCAGCTTGTATTCTTCATTATACTATATTTAATTCTGACAAAACTGTTGCGATAATGGCAAACAAAACTGCTTCTGCCAGAGAAGTTCTTTTGCGCTATCAAACAATGTACGAAAGTCTTCCTATTTGGATGCAACAGGGAGTAAAGACTTGGAACAAAGGAGATGTTGAATTAGAAAATAATTGTAGAGTATTTACAGCAGCTACTACCACTTCTGGTATTCGTGGCAAGTCTGTAAACTGGCTATACATAGATGAGGCTGCAATCATCCCAAATAATGTAGCAGATGAATTTTTTGCATCAGTGTATCCTACAATTTCTGCAGGTGACACTACAAAAATTCTATTGACATCAACTCCATTAGGATATAATCACTTTTGGAAGTTTTGGAATGAATCAGAAAAGGGAACAAACGGCTTCAAGAATATGTTTATTCCTTATACTGAAATACCAGGAAGAGATGAGAAGTGGGCAGAAGAACAGTTCAAACTTCTCGGAGAATTAAAATTCAATCAAGAGGTTTTATGTGAGTTCCTCGGTTCTAGTAATACTCTCATAAACGCTAGAACTATTGCTACATTAAGTTCTAAGGCACCTTTATATGAAAATGATGGAACGGGGGTTGATATTTATGAAGCACCCAAAGAAAATCATTTCTATTGTATCACGGTAGATACTGCTAGGGGAATCGGTGGAGATTATTCAGCATTTGTTGTTTTTGACATAACTGAAATGCCATATAAAGTAGTAGCAAAGTATAGAAATAATCAAATAGCACCAATGTTGTACCCGAATGTTATATCAAAAGTCGGAGAAGACTATAATAAAGCCTTTGTGCTTATTGAGAACAACGACATAGGCGGTCAAGTAGTAGAGATACTACATGAAGAAATTGAATATGATAATATTTTTAGTACAGTAACAGAGAAATCTAGACAGTATGTATCACCGGGCTTTGGAAAAACAACGAGATTGGGTGTGAATACTTCTAAGCAAGTAAAGAGACAAGGTTGTTTTACTTTAAAATCTCTAATGGAAGAGAAAAAACTTTTAGTTTTTGATGCTGATGTGATTGGTGAGATATCAACATTTATTGAAAAGGGAAACACATATCAAGCAGACGAAGGTTACAATGATGATTGTGTAATGTGTATGGTTCTTTTCGGTTGGTTATCTACAATGCCTTTCTTTAAAGAGTTAGTAGATGTAAATACTAGAGAAGGATTATACAATCAGCAAATGCAACATATATCTCAAAATCTAACCCCCTTTGTTATCAATAGGGGGAATGATGGACCAGAAGCATGGGTTGCGGACGGAGATTATTGGTTAGTAAGTGATGAATATGAAAGAAAAGTAAAGGAATCTAAGTTCAAATATTAATTGTTATAAATATTCAGACTATTGTAAAAAAAACAAAAAGATTGTCTGATTTTTAACGAGGAGATTAAATATGGCTTTTCAGCTATCACCTGGTGTACAGGTAACAGAAAAAGACCTCACTTCAGTTGTTCCAGCAGTTGGCACCTCTATCGGTGGTACTGCAGGTGTATTTTCTTGGGGTCCAGCCAATGTCCCAGTAAGTATTAGTTCTGAGAATGAGTTAGTATCACGTTTCGGTAAGCCGCCTGCCGCAGGATCTGAAAGATCATGGATGTCAGCAGCTTCTTTTCTAGCGTACACAAGCACATTAAAAGTTGTCCGAGCAATAAATACTGCTTCTAAAAATGCAACATCAGGTGTTGATGATGCAGCAGCTACTGGTGCGTTAATCAAGAACGAAGATGACTACGAAACAAATTTTTCAGCTGGCGGGTCTGCTAATGGTATGTTCGCTGCTAAGTGGGCCGGCGCAATCGGTAATTCACTAAAAGTTTCTTTTGCGGATGCTTCAGACTATGCGGCTTGGGCATATAAAGCTCAATTTGATTACGCACCAACTGCAACAAAATCTACTACAGCGGTAGGCGGTTCAGTAGACGAAATGCATATCATTGTAATTGATGAAGACGGATTGTTTACTGGAACTGCAGGAACCGTTTTAGAAAAATTTGCAGGTGTTTCTAAAGCATCGGACGCAAAAGATTCAACCGGCCGTTCTAACTACTACAAAGAAGTATTGAATCAAAGATCACAATACATTTGGTGGACTTCTCATCCAGCTGCTTCTAATAACTGGGGCAACCAAGCTAGTGGGTTGACGTTTAACAGCACACATACTACTGATGAATCTACTACTTCACTGGCTGCAGGTGCTGACGGAGTTATTTCTGACGCCGATAAGCAAGCTGCTTTCTTACTGTTTGCAAATGATGAACTTGTAGATGTTAATCTTGTTTTTGTTGGTGATGCAACCGCAGCAGTCGGTGACTATGTTATCGACAACATTGCAGAAGTTCGTAAAGACTGCATGGTATTTGTATCACCTGCTTATGCATCTGTTATCGACAATGCAGGAAGCGAAGCTACTGATATAGTAGCAGAAGTAGCATCTTATACCAGAAGTTCTTATGCAGTATTTGATTCTGGTTGGAAGTACATGTACAATCGTTACACTGACGGTTATGCTTGGGTACCTTGTAACGGTGATGTTGCTGGACTATGCGCTCAGACTGATGATACTGCTGATCCTTGGTTCTCTCCTGCAGGCTATAATCGAGGAGCAATCAAGAACGCAATTAAGATGGCATACAGCCCCAACAAGACTGATCGTGATGCGCTTTATCAAGCGGGTGTCAATCCTGTCGTAGGATTTCCGGGATCAGGTATTGTATTGTTTGGCGACAAAACACTACTTGAACAACCAAGTGCATTTGATAGAATCAATGTTCGCAGACTGTTTATTACCCTTGAAAAGGCAATTGCAACCGCAGCTAAGTTTCAATTATTTGAATTCAACGATGCGTTTACTAGAGCCCAATTTAAGAATTTGGTTGAACCTTTCTTGCGTGATGTCCAAGGACGAAGAGGCGTTTATGACTTTAGAGTAGTTTGTGATGAAACAAACAATACTTCAACAGTTATCGATGCTAACTCTTTTGTAGCAGACATTTTCATTCAACCTGCTAAGTCAATTAATTTTATTCAACTTAACTTTGTTGCTACTCGCACCGGAGTTCAGTTTGAAGAAGTTGGCGCTTAAGGCTTATAAATAAAAGTAAACAGGAGATATAAATGAACATTACAGAGTTTAAAGCTCGACTAGGCGCAGGAGGAGCAAGACCTAATCAATTTAGAGTACTATTAGGGTTCCCAAGCTACGTCACAGGCGTTGATACTTCTTTTAGTCTGTTGGTGTCTGGAGCAGCAGTTCCAGCATCAACTGTCAATCCAGCGGTCATTCAGTACAGAGGTCGTGAGGTTAAATTAGCAGGCGAGAGAATTTTTGATCCGTGGACAATTACTGTTGTCAATGATACCCAGCAATCACTGCGTCAACCATTTGAGCAGTGGATGGAAGGTATGAATGGCACATCAACTAATGCAGGTATTCTTACTCCTGCTGATTATCAAGCTGATGTCACAGTTCAACATTTGGATAGGAATGACGATGTTCTGCCAGGCGGTACTTACATTTTGAGAAATGCATTTCCAATTCAAATGTCTGAAATCGCACTACAGTACGCACAAAATGATATTATTGAAGAATTTACTGTAACTTTCCAATATCAAAACTACGATAACATCTAGTTTTGGCATT